CAACAAGCTGACAGAAATGGGCGAGTGGGACGAGGCGCTGCTGCGCGACGAGATCGCGGGGCTCTTGGCCGAGGATTTCGACCTGTCGCTTTTGGGGATCAACGATGATGATCTGGATGCCCTGCTACGTGACCCCGAGGCGCTGGGCGCAGATGGACCCGTCGAGGGCGAGGACGTTGTGCCAGAACTGCCGGTCACACCGGTGTCGGTGGCGGGCGACCTCTGGCAGCTGGGCGCGCACCGGCTGATCTGCGGCGACAGCACGGTGGCCGACGTGATCGAGCGCCTGCTGGGGGACGTGAAGCCAATGCTGATGGTCACCGACCCACCCTATGGCGTGGAATACGATCCTTCCTGGCGGAACCAGGCGGGCGCGGCCAAGACCAAACGTACCGGCAAGGTGCTGAACGACGATCGCGCTGACTGGCGCGAGGCTTGGGCGCTATTCCCCGGCGATGTCGCCTATGTCTGGCACGGCGCCCTGCATGCGGCGACGGTCGCTGAAAGCCTCGTGGTTGCGGGCTTTGCCATCCGCTCGCAGATCATCTGGGCCAAAGATCGGCTGGTGCTAAGCCGCGGTGATTACCACTGGCAGCACGAACCCTGCTGGTACGCCGTGCGCGCCAAGGGCAAAGGACACTGGGCCGGCGACCGGAAACAGACGACGCTGTGGCAGATTGCCAACCGGGACCAGGACGCGGACACAGTGCACGGCACGCAGAAACCAGTTGAATGCATGCGCCGCCCGATCCTGAACAACTCCAGCCCGGGCCAAGCGGTTTACGAGCCGTTCATGGGATCAGGCACCACTTTGATCGCCGCGGAGACCACGGGCCGTGTCTGCCTCGGCGTCGAATTGAACCCGGCCTATGTCGATGTTGCCATCGAGCGCTGGCAGTCCTTCACCGACAAAGAGGCAACGCTGGCCGAGACTGGTGAGAACTTTGGATCACTGAAGGCGAAAAGGTTGGCAGCATGAGCCAGTCGCGCCGGCTGTCGCTGCTTGAAGCCGTAACCAATGTCACCGTGGGCTATGTGCTGGCCGTTGCCACACAGATCGTGGTGTTTCCGGCGTTCGGGCTGCAAGCAAGCCTGGGTGACAACCTGGCCATCGGCGCGGCCTTCACCAGCATATCGCTGATCCGGAGTTACGCATTGCGGAGGTTGTTCGAGTTCATCGCCGCGGGAAACAAAAAAGGACCAGCCGAAGCTGGTCCCTAGTTGAGGCATTTGCGGTTGAGCAAACCGCAAAAAGGCAGGTTACCAGGCAGATAACCTGACACATTGGTCAGGTATGACTTCGCGATTCGCAAGGTTCCGTAGACACTTAGAAGGTGATGCGGTGACCGTCACCTCAGGTTGGGGGGCTGACGTGGTAAATTCGTCCCCGTCCTGCTGCTGTTGCAACGGTAACATCCAGCCCGAGCTTCTTCTTCAATGAGCCTGAGATCAGTCCCCGGGCGCTGTGAGCCATCCAGCCGGTTGCCGCGGTGATCTCAGCGATGGAGGCGCCCTCAGGGCGCTGCAAGAGCGCGATGATCTGCGCCTGCTTGGTGCCGGTACGGATGGTGATGGGCTTTGGAGCTTCCGCAGCACCTGACGCCACAGGGCCTGCTTGGGCTTCTGTAGCTTGCTTGGCCTTGCGCAGACCGGTCACGGTATTGGCCACGATGGGCTCGATGCCAATCGCCTCAAGCCCGGCTTCAGTTGCAATCAGCGTGGTGCCGTGACCATCGCCAGTTTCGCGCCAAAGCGGTTCACCACGGCGTAGATTGGCTTCAACCTCTTCGAGCCAGCCGCGCTCGATCATCTTGGTTACAGCCATCTTGGCGGCTGCTCCAGACAGACCCATGAGCAGCGGCAGCGCAAGATTGCCCGGGCGGGTCGCGGCTCGGCTCAGGACGAGGGTTTGGGTATCGGTCAATTCGGGCATCAAGGCCTCCTGTCGGTCGGGAATGGCGATCTGCGCGCGGGGGGGCATCTGTCTGCTTCCCATCAAATCAGCCGCATGTTTGCGAGCGTGACGCTGGCGGTCGCAAGTTGGGTGGTGGGCAGTTCGATCTTCAGGTGCGAAATCACATCCGAGACTTCGGCTGCGACCCCGTCCTCGCGCAGTGCGGCCTCAACAACCTTGACCGCGGCGTCAGGTCTGCTGCGATCAAAGCGATCGGGGAAACTGGCATAATCGATACGGATGGTGGTGGTCGCGGTCGCACTGGGATCCCTTCGGGGTTGGGGTGCTGCGCGGCGCCCGGCCGCAAAGGCTGCTTCCAGCGCGGAGCGGACTGCCCAGACGGGGTGGTCATGAAAATCCAGGCTGTCGACGTTTCGGGGCTCGAGGGTCTCAAGGAACAGATGGTTTCTGGCGACTTTCTGAAGGAGGGTCTCAGGATTGGCCTCGGAGGTGGGCTTGCGTTTTGCCATCATCATTCCCCCCACCCGTGTTCGGGATGGGTGGTGCGGCCGCGGGCCTCCTCGCGCATCATCTCCTGGGCGCGTGCCATCTCGACCATCCCTTGTTCCTGGCTCATCCGCCCGGACATCACCTCGTCCATCACCCAGTTCACCCGCTCTTGGGCGGGGCTGGTGTGGTTGCGCCAGCCCTCGCTCATCGAGCTGTGCCCCATCTTTTCCTGTGCGCGCATGGTGATCTCCGATCCTTGTCCGGGGGTGCGCGATGCACCCGTCGCCTGAGACCAAGAATCGCTCTATCGAGGAGTGTAATCAACTGGAATAGATGTTTTTCTATTTATAAACAATATGTTGAGGAGTACCGCCGCGCCATGGAAGGACTGTCTGAGCGCGCCTATGCCGCCCATTCCGGCCTGTCACGCGGGGCAGTACAGAAGGCCCGCAAGAACGGTCGGCTGGTGCTGTTTGCAGACGGGTCGATCAATGCGACCGCCTCAGATACGCGGCGCGTGGCGATGACCGATCCGGATCAACAGCTGCGGTCGCGGGGCGGGTTCGGCGCTGGCGGTGATGCTCCAGCCGTCTCCGGTCCCGGCGACAGCACGTCCTATCTGAAGGCGCGCACGGCGCTGACGGTTTACCAGGCGCAGGAACGGCAACTGTCGATCCAGAAGAAGAAGGGCGTGCTCGTCGACCGGGCGCGGGCCGAGACGCTGGTTTTCCGCCTCGCGCGTCAGGAGCGCGATACCTGGATCACCTGGCCCACCCGCGTGGCAGCGCTGATGGCCGCGCAATTGTCCGCAGAGATGGAGAAGACATCGGGGGTGCCCATGACGATCGAGACTGCGATCCTGCAAAGGGTGCTGGAAACCCATGTCCGAGAGCAGCTCGACGCCCTGGCCGACCTCAGGGTCTCGCTTGCATGAGGAGGGGCAAGCATCTGATCTGACCGAAGGCCTCGATCTTGGCTTCGACGGGGCCGAGGACATCCTGCGCATATGGCGCCGGGGGATGCGCCCCGACCCGGATCTGACGGTTTCCGAATGGGCCGACAAGCATCGGAAACTCTCGTCGCGGGCCTCGGCTGAGCCGGGGCAGTACCGCACGGCGCGCACGCCCTACCTGCGCGGGATCATGGATGCGCTGTCGCCTCGACACCCGGCGCAGCGGATCAGCTTCATGAAGGCCGCCCAGGTCGGCGCGACCGAGGCGGGCAACAACTGGATCGGCTTTGTCATCCACCATGCGCCGGGACCGATGCTGGCGGTGCTGCCCACGGTCGAGATGGCCAAGCGCACCTCGCGGGGCCGGATCGATCCGCTGATCGAGGACAGCCCAGCGCTGAAGGAACGGGTGCAGCCGGCCCGCTCGCGGGACGCCGGCAATTCGATGCTGTCGAAGGAGTTCCCCGGCGGCATTCTGGTGCTGACCGGGGCCAATTCCGCGACCGGCCTTCGCTCGATGCCGGCTCGCTATGTGTTTCTCGACGAGGTTGACGCCTATCCGGCCTCAGCCGACGAGGAAGGCGATCCGGTCACGCTGGCCGAAGCCCGCACGACGACCTTCGCGCATCGGCGCAAGGTGTTCATGGTCTCGACGCCGACGATCCGCGGGCTGTCGCGCATCGAGCGCGAGTTCGAGGCCTCCGACCAGCGCCGGTATTTTGTGCCCTGCCCGCATTGCGGCAGGATGCAGTGGCTGCAGTTCGAGCGCCTGCGCTGGGCCAAGGGCCGACCGGAAACGGCTGCGTACACCTGCGAGGGCTGCGAGCGCCCGATCGCGGAGCACCACAAAACCGAGATGCTGGCGCGGGGCGACTGGCGGGCCACGGCGGTGTCCGCAAATCCACATGCCATCGGCTTCCACCTCTCGGCACTCTATTCGCCGATCGGCTGGAAAAGCTGGGAGCAGATCGCGCGGGACTGGCTCGCAGCCCAAGGCTCGGACGAGATGTTGCGCGCCGCACGCAACACGCTTCTCGGCGAGACCTGGGTGGAGTCGGGCGAGGCGCCGGACTGGCAGCGGCTGGCTGATCGCCGGATCGCCTTCCCGGCACAGATCCCGGCGGGAGGTCTGTTCCTCACTGCGGGGGCCGACGTGCAGAAGGACCGCATCGAGGTCGATGTCTGGGCCTGGGGTCGAGGCTTGGAAAGTTGGCTTGTCGATCACATCGTCCTTCCAGGCGGGCCAGATGATCCCGCCTGCTGGGACAAGCTGACATCTCTGCTTGGCCAGACTTGGACGCATCAGAACGGTGCGATCATGACGCTAGCGAAGCTCGCAATCGACACCGGCTACGAGTCCGCGGCCGTTTACGCCTGGGCGCGCAAGCAGGGCATCGCGCAGGTGGCCCCGGTGAAGGGGCTTGAGGGCTTCAACCGAGCCACCCCAGTCTCAGGGCCCACCTTTGTCGATGCCAATGTGAACGGCAAAAAGCTCAGGCGCGGCGCGCGGCTCTGGACCGTGGCCACCGCCACCTTCAAGGCCGAGACCTATCGCTACCTGCGCATTGAGCGGTCCTCGGATGAAGACCGTGCGCTGGGCGTGGCGCCCGCCGCGGGCACCATCCACCTGCCCGACTGGGCCGACAGCGAATGGCTCAAGCAGCTTGTGGCAGAACAGCTGGTCACGATCCGCGACCGGCGCGGCTATGCCAGGCAGGAATGGCAAAAGCTACGCGAGAGGAACGAGGCGCTGGACACCCGGGTCTATGCCCGGGCCGCGGTGTGGATCCTCGGCGCGGATCGGTTCGACGAGCGGATGTGGCGACAACTCGAGAAGCAGGCAGGGGTGGAGACAGCCCTTGGCGCGCCAAACCCGGAGCCAGAAAAACCGACAGCGCCCCAGGCCGGGCGCATCGCAGCCCCCCGGCGGCGCGGCTGGAAGATCAGCACGCCCCGATACATGGAATGAGCAATGACCCTCGAGGAGTTGAAACTTCGCCACAGCGCCCTCCTGTCCGCGCGCTACAGCGGCACACGCAGCGTGAGCTACGACGGCAAGACCGTGACCTATGGCACGGATGCGGAACTGGCCGCAGCGATCGGGGATATCGAGCGCCGCATCGCCAAGGTCGAGCGCGGCGCCGGACGCATCTTGCGGGCCTTTGCCGTGAAGGACCTGTGATGGGTGCCACGCTGAATTGGCGGCAACGCCTCGGCGTCTTCATCGGCGGCTTTGACGCGGGCCAGCAGCATCGACGACTGCGCGGCTTCCAGGCGACGCGGGCGCATGTGAATGCCCTGATCGCGGCCAGCGGGCCGGACATCACGGCCCGCGCCCGCTGGCTCGTACGCAACAACGGCTATGCCGTGAACGCGGTCGAAAGCTGGGCGGCAAACACCGTGGGCGACGGCA